GGATATTTGTTGTGCATTAGTTTTAATCTTTAAATCTAAAGCCATTATCTAGTCAATCTTCTAAATCCATGTAAAGGTTCTCTTTCAGCTACTTGTATAGTGCCATCTCCTGTCTCATCGTATTCGACACCATCTTCTAAGATTGTTCTCCATTCTTTGTTATATTCTGACATATAAAACTCGCCCATTCTTTCAAATCTATCTTTTTCAGTTTCAGGTCTAAATTTAGTTAGTGCTGGGCAAAGGAATCTACCAAGAAATAAATATACACCAGCCCTTTCAAATTGATCTAAATTAACTTTAGTATCAACCATCTCAGCAGTATTTAAAATTGTAATATCTGTAAAAATATTAGCTTTGTAAGTTTGCCACCATTCGACTCTTAGCTGTCTTAAAATATCGTTAGTTGTTTGTGCAAAGAAATTAACTGCTTCTGTATCTGTTGATGCAATACCAAAACCAAAAGCATCAGGTTGATATTTAGTTACATCACTTGCAGTTATTACATTTGCACCTGTATAATTAGCCATAGCATTTACCTATAAACCAATTAATAAACTTCTTAATTTTTTTTCTTAGTTTTCTTAACATTTTTTTTTCTCTTTGGTTTTAATTGCACTACTTTATCAGAAATGTCTTTTACTGTCGCTTTTTTAATTTCTTTTTTTACTTCTCCAACAGGAACAAAACCTCTCATTTCAAAATGTTTTTTATTTGCTTCGTATTGATCTTTTGCTCTTGTTATTGTTTTTGTACCATTTGTTAATCTTATATTCATAGGTTCTCCTAGTTAATGTCAGGGAGATTGCTCCCCCTGACAATATTACGATTATTGGATAGATGAATCTACATTCAATTCTACACCATAAGTATCGTTTAGTTCTCCTGTACCATATACAGCAGTTGCTACAATCTCGTCTGCTCTTAGAGACGCATCTCTTTGAGTTTCGATTTTTAGGTCTTGCATCATAGCCAACGCTAAAGCGTCTCTATGGAATACTGCACCTTTATAGTCTCCTGTTGTACCAGCAAGATTGCCTGAGTTGTCAGCAATATTTGAAGTTTCAAATATTGGAACACCAGCAACATTACCAACGAAGCCTGTTGTTAAAGCTTCATTTGATAAAGGTGATTCTCTACCAACGAATGTGTTTGTTAAATTACTTTTTAAATCAAACGCATTTAGAGGATGGAATACACCAGCTAGGTCTGACATTGGAACTGCATTTTTTCTAAGTATCGCTACTGCATTAAAAATGTTAGCCGCACTTAATACTGCTGTTCCATCATTAACTTCTTGTGAGAAACCATCAAATAACGCAGTTAAATCTGTGTCAATTTTTTTTGCGATTGCTTCTCCAAATAATCTACCAATATCTCCAGCAACATTTCTTGGTGCTGAGTTTCTTGCTAAATCTGTAAGAGTTGTCATTATACCAACTTCACTTGCTGTAATAGTTACAGAAGATGGGTTGATAGCTGTGTTAGATAAATCAGATGCTTCCGATACTGCTGACGCAGAAACTGCCGAGTAAATTGGAACTTCAACTGACTTTCCACCACCTGTTATAGCATAGTTTCGTACTAGAGGTCTCATTGTTGATTGCTCTGATGCTACGAATAATGCTTCTGCAACAATCTCAGTATATAGTTCCGAGAGTGTTGACGATGTGCTTTCGTTTGCCATTGTTTGTTTTCCTTATATTATTTATTTGTTAAATTAATCTGAACAGGAGCAGAGTCTCTTTGTTTACGATATTCTGCATACTTCTTACGATCTTCTGCTTTGCTCATATCTAAATCGCTGATATTGAAAGGTTTGACAGCTTTTCCCTCAACACTATTCAGGCTACCTGAACCTGACAATGACCCTTTTCGGAAATGTGGGTTAGCATCTAAAAACTCTATAACTCGATCTTCAATAGTTAATCGTTCCCCTTTTTTGTTATAACGAATATTTTTATTGTTATCAAGTATTTCTACTGTTCCATCATCATTATAATTTACTTCTGATTTCAGCAAAGATACTACTTGGTCAGGTGCAATAGCACTATTTTTTGATGCAAATGATAGTATTGAATTGTCCACATTAATTGTTTTAACTTTAGACTTCCAATCAGCTAATTCTTTGTCTTTTTCAGCTATTCTAGCTTTCATTAGATTTTCAAGATCAGCTTTAGTCTTTGCATCTTGTATTTGTTTTTCTTTTGCTATTTCTTCTTCTTTTTTCTTTGCTTCGTCTAACATTCTTTGATGTTTTGACTTTTCAGCTTCTAGTCTTTGTTTGACTATTCTATCAACATCTTCTTGATTAAATGATGTTGTTTGTTTTGGTTCGTCAGTTTTAGTTTCTTTAGCCACAACTTCTTGTGCATCATTTTGCGGTTGATTAACCTGTTTGTCATCTGACATTGTTTTCTCCTATTGTTAATATCCTTGATTTATCAGTATTATTTATAATTGTCAAAAATCATCCTTTGTTTTAACATCTTTATCTAATAACAAATAAATACCCTCTCCATATTCTTGATATTTTTCTATATCTGATTGTTTTGTTAAAATATTTCCAATATTTACAAATTCATCATAATCCCCTTGGTTAATTGACTTTTGTGCTAATAATTCTTTTAATCTATCTTCCCACTTCATCTTCTATCTCCTTTATTAATTTTTTAAATTCAGGATGTACTTTATCCATTAAACCAAAAGTATATGCTGAAAATTGCTCTGCAAACCACTCCTGAGGGTTGACATCTCCATATTCTGAGTTACCAATTAATCCTGTTTTTGATTTCCTTTTTTCTGATCTAACTATTTTAGATAATCTTTCTTCTATTTCAGGAGTAAAACCTCTTTCTCCATAAACCCTACCAAGTTTATCTTTAAAAGTTGGTGTTACAAATTTCATTTGATGTATGTGGTGACCGAACTCATGATAAAAAGTAGAACGCAATTTATCAACAGGATTGTCATAATAACTTTTAACACTAAATGGTCTTTTTGCTACATCTTGTCCATATTTCCATTTATTAGTTTTTAATTTTCCTAATGATGTTAATGCTTCTGCATTTTGACTTCCTATATACAACACACCACCACCCATTCTTCCAGCATATCTTGTTGATGGTCTGACATCTAATCCTCTTAATTTAGGAACATTATATTTTACTGCCAACTCATTTAATTCATCAAACAATGCTGTAATTAAAGTTGCTGTTTGTTCACTAACACCTCTTATATTTACTTTTCCAGCATTTCTTAATTCTCCATTAAATCTTGTTTTAATAGTGCCATCAGGATTTTTTGCGTATCTTGAATCTAATTTATTTTTATCTATTTGTTTTTGTATTCTTAATTTAGATTCTTTAATTGATACAGGTCTTATAGCGGTAAGTGTTATAGGATTTGCTAATGATGATATATTTATATTCTTTTCTTTTTTAACAATAGGCTTTCTTGTTTTAAGTATTTGTGATTCTTCTCCATTATCCATATACCAATCAGGATTGACATAACTAAATTGATGTCTGCAATTATATCCACCTCTAACAACCATTGGATTGCCACTTTTTTTACCTGACCAACTTCTACTTGACCAAATATCTTGTATCTCCGCTATTGTAAATAAACCATTTTTTCTTTTGTTAAGCTGACCACTTACCATTCTTCTACATAAGTCTCTTGTTGTAGGTATTACATCTCCATAATATTTGACAAATGTAAGTCCAGCATCTTTTGATTTATTAAAGTTTAATGTAGCATCAAAGTCTCTCAAAGAATCGTTAAGTATCTGACCAGCATATCTTTTCATATTCTCTCCTGTTCTAGTTCTTGCATATTTACTTTGTAATTGCTTGATCGCTATATCAACTCTGCTTTTTAATGCTGGGTTATTTCTGTTTCTTTTTACATAATCTACTAATCTATTTACTGCTGGGTCTCTTGAAGTAGCATAAATTCCATTTATAGATTCTCTTAATTCTTTTTCTAATACTGTAAATTCTGTTCCAACTAATGTGTTTTGATAAACTTTATCTGATAATATTCTTGTAAAATTATTTGATACATCTTTAAACTGTGTGTAATATTGTTGCTTTAAATTTTTTACTAAAGCTAAATCTCCCTTTGTAAGTTCTTGAAATTCAGGTGGTATAATACCTATTGTTTTGAATTGTCTTTCAACTCTTTTAGCTTGTTCTCCAAAACCTTTTCTAACAACTCTATCTGCAAATGGTAAATATTCTTTATCAAGTATTGCTTTAATCTTTGGTCTTATGGCTACTGCACTTTGTAAATCAATAAGCTTTCCAACCTGTCTCGGTAAATCTCTTTCTGCAAGTGATATGATTTGATCTTCTATTTTATCTAATGTTCTTGTTAGTGACTCGTAAAATTCAACTTCAGCCTTTTCAATACCTTTTATTCTGTAATCTGTTAATTCTTTTACTATATCTGACATTCATTAAATTTCTTCTTCGGCTACTGTTTCTTGTTGAACTTCATCTTGTGTAAATTGACCAACCTCTGAAGCTGAGTCTATTTCCTCAAATATCTCGTTTAGTTTTTCGTTGTCATCTACTACTGCTCTTGCAATCTCTTTATCTACTTCTTTCATAAATGTAGGAGAGCCAATACTTAATGACTTAGCTTGTTGGTAATAAATTAAATCAGTTGCATAATCTCTTATGTTAAATGAATCAGGATAGTTTATTTCTCCATCAAATGTAGCATTTTGAAATAGTGCATATAATCTAAATAGTTGTTCTTCTGCTATTTGTAGATTGTCTGCTTTTTCTGATAGTCTTGCATTAAGTAATTCAAATTCTGTTTGTAAAGCTATTCCTGAAGATACTGCTTGTTTTGTAGTTCTTACTGCTCCTGTGTGTGCAATTCTGTTTATAGCATTTACTTTGTTGTTTATAGACTCCATAATTGCTTGTAAGTTTTGCCCTGATGGTTGAAGTAAGTATGGTTTTAAGTTTGGCTCTAATTCTTCAGGCATTTCAATTACAGCACCAGCACCAGCACTAGCATTTACCGATGGAGTCTTAACTAGACTAGGATGATTTGTCAATCTGATAAGCTGTTCTACTTCTGATAACTCGTTGTAGATAGCTTTCTGTAAATCAGCTATGTCTGTAAGGTCTGATTGACCAATCCCTTTTTTGTGCGATTTGGAATTGTATAAGATAACTGCTGGTATCTTGCCAATCAGATTATCGGCAGTATCTATTACAACAGGCTCGTCTCTATCTGACTTCGCATAGATAGTTTCAATCCTATCAAGATACCATAATCTAAAGTAAGTTCCCCCATCCTTATCTACTTCTTCTCTTACTTTAAGATAATCTAGTGTGTATTTACCATTTATTTCTCTTTTAAAATTCCAATCTAAAACATTCTCAGGTGTTAATATTGATATGTATGGTCTGATTTCTTGCTCTAGTTCTTCTGCTCTTGTGTTTGTTGTTACCTTTGGTTTATCTAAAACTAAAAAACAATGTCCATAAATAGAAGCATAATTCTGAGCCTGTTTCATAACAGAGTCAAAATGGTTTCCATCTAAGTCTGCGTCTTTTAAGAATGATTCTAAACTAGGCTCATCTGCCATAGCACCAAAATCTCTCGATGCTTTTACTCTAAATAAAAATGATGAGTATATTTGTATGATGTTCTTACAATGATTATCGCATGGTGTATTACCAAGTCTTTGATTGTACTCTACATCTAATTCTAAATTATATCTGTTTAAGTATTGTCCGATTGTGTAATCGTAACCACCATTATATGATCTGATAAAATATTCCCATTGATTTACATTTTCTTTATAGTCTTTGTGGGTCTCAAATGCTTGGTCTCTTGTATATGCCATAATCTATTTCATTATCCATCTTGTAGGTTTCGACTTAGGCATCTCAACAACTAAAGGTTTTAAGTAATCAATCATATAACCTAAAGCATCGTTTAGATGGTCGAATCCTGACTCCTTATCAGGAATATTAGTATCTTCTCGATAAGTCTGTCTTTGTAATCCTTTTATAATAAATTTACAAGAATTGGAAACAAAAATGTGACGATTACCTTTACTATCTTTAAGTTTTGAATTTACTGCATTGATTCTATCTCTAACTGCTGGATGTCTGCTTTTAACTTTAATTATAAAACCAGCATTTTGTAGAATAGATAAATCTGTTCTTCCACCAGCAGATGTTTTTCTTTGCTTACAGGCTGGGTCAGGAAATATAGTTATTGGTATCTTATAACCATATCTATTTCTTATTTCTTCACACATTTCATCAGTATTAGAGCCATAAATAACTATTTCATCTACAATATAAATCTTATCTTTTTCTATCTGACCAACACAAGCTGACATTGGAGATGTATTGAAGTCCATCCCAATAAAAAAAGGTTTTCTGTAATCAATAGGTTTATTTACTACTGAGTCTATTGGATGAAAGTTATAATAGATAGCACCAGCATAATTTTCAAATGTACCCTCAAACTCTTGTCTAAATGTTCTTTGATCTAAGTCTAATCTAGCCTGATCTAATTCTTTCTCTGATACCATACCACCTTGTAAAGTAGTATATTGAAAACTATCCCACTCAGGGTCGGTCTTACCTTTTACAAACATTTCGTATGACCAATTTCCATAACCTTTAGGTGTTCCACACATAAGCACACTACCAAGTGTATCTGATATAGATGCTCTTAGTACCTCAAACCAAGTCCTTTTATCTATGTCTGCAAACTCATCTAATATTAAAAAGTTCAAACCTGTACCTCTAAGAGTATCAGGTAAATCAGCAGATTTTAAAGATATTGTACTATTTGTTTTTCTGATAGTTATTGTAAGAGTTGTTTCATTTACATCTTCTATCCAATTAAACTGATTAAGAACTTCTTTCAATTGACTCCAACAAATATCTTTAGCCATCTTTAATGTTGGTGCAACATACCATATCCTTTGATTGGGCTTTGATGCGTATTTCATCATTTCAGTTATAGCAAGATATGTCTTACCAAATCTTCTACCTGATATTAAAACTCTAAATCTTTTATTGGATGATGATATACGATGTTGTGGTTTTGTTAGAGTTATTTTCATTACAGCCAAACTTTATATAGATATTAAATTTATTAACATCATCTCTCCCAACTTCAACAATTTTATCGTATGACTTTTTATAACCATCAAGCATACAACTATAACCATCTGAATAAGTTTCTTCAATAAGGTGTGGTGGCATACAAGTAGTTTTACCCTCTACAAATGCACATATTATCATTGTCAGCACAAATTCCATTTACTTTTTCCTTTTTATTCTTCGGTGCGTTTGAACTCTCCAAGTCCAATGGAATATTGCCCTTGTAATTACTTCTATCCTTTTTAACACCCAATCTATCATTGTTGTATCTTATTTCGTTTTCGTATGTCCTATCTTCGTCAATCATAAATTACTTTAATTTTTCTATCCTTAATATTTTGTTATCTGCATCTAATTCAGCTTTTACTTTAGAACACATATATACTGCGTTGCTGTTTCTAGTTGCTATTCTTTTCTTTTCCAAACATTTGCTTATGCTTGGAGTCCAAGTCATCTCAACAAGTTTTTGATCTACACCTACAAACATCAATAAAGCTATTATAGTTTCCATTAGTGATTACCATTTCTTAATTTTTCTATTTGTTTATTTATATTATCTACTTGTTCTTTTAAATGATCTATATTTACTTTGTTGTATCTACTAGCTTCAATCTCTTTTTCAATAGATTCTATTTGAGATGCTAAATGTTCTATTAACATATACATTTCTAAATTCTTTGGTTCTTGTTGTGCTTTTTTTAACAGGTCACTTTCCATTAAAGTATCTGCTGTCTCTAATGCTCCAATCCTACCTGTGAGATTCGCATAACCAAATACTGCTCCTGATACTACTAATATTATTCCTATTAAGTTTGCTAAAGGTAATTGTAGTTTAGACTCTGAACTGACT